AAGGTCTTTCTTTAGAACGTACTCGCAACTCTGCTGCACGTAAAGATAATATCAAAGGTTCTCCTGAAGCTCCTCTAGGTGCTATTAAGCGTCAATCAGCTACATTAAAAGATGAACTAGGTGATGTTCAAGTTAAAGACGCTTCTGGTAACTTAGTTCCTATGTCTGATGCTCAAAGAGCTACTGTAGCTTCTCGCATTGAGAACGAAGGCCGTCAACGTTACAAGAACAACCCACAAGACTACGCAAGCAGACAAGACGCTGTTGACGAAGCTCGTGATGACATTATTTCTCAGGACTTTGGCACTACAAGAACTAAAAGCACCATTGCTGGAATTGAAGTTCCTTTTACAGGCAAAGATGAAACTGTATACAAGCCTAAAGAAGCTGCTAAGCCTGCTGCAAAGAAAGCCACTAAAGGTGCTTACTCTGCCGACCAGACTGCTTGGATTGACAGAGCAATGAAGGCTAATCCAGACATGTCTCGTGAAGAGATTATCTCTGAAGGTAAGAAACTTAAAAAACTTTAATTGGGAATTTGAATGGCATTTATCGACCCAGATGCAGCACAAGCTCCTAAAGCTTCCGTTGAGGTTAAGCCTGCTCCTAAAGGCTTTGTAGACCCTGATGCAGCATCAACTACTCAAGATGATTCTATTCCTGATAGAAGTACTTGGGGTAAGCGTGAAGACGGTAGCCCTAAAGGTGGAGGCTTTCTTGGTGTCTTAAAACGACCTGGAGGCGGTATCTCTACTGAGATATCTATTGGCGTCCCTATTAACGGTAAAGAAACAGAGATACCTACTCTTGTTCCTACTCTTGATGAGAAGGAAAAGAACTGGCTTCTTACTCATAGTCCTAAAGATAAGATGCCTGAGTCAATCCGTCAGAAAGCTGTTGCTCATGCTGAGGAAAGAATTAAAGCAGGTAAGAGTCCTTTTGCTGGTACAGAAGACGAACCTTCTGCTAAGACTGCTCCAAAATCTGAAGGCTTCTTCGCTGAGCTTGGTAAAGGCTTAGGCGAAATCTCGATTGAAGACTGGAAGAAGAAGTCTATGATTGCCCCTATTGTAGAGTATACCGCAAGGTCTGCTCTAGGCGGAATCGTACCTGGCTTAGAACCTGTAACACCTGAGGAACAAAAGCAAGTTCAACGTAGTGCTTCCGAGACTTTGAATGCTCTTAAAGAGGGTGTTGCTAATCCTATTGAGACTGGTAAAGCTATTGCTAAAAAAGCTTCTGATAACCCAGGAGCCTTTACTGCTGACTTAATCAAAGGGCTTGTCTATGACCCTGAGATGTTCGCTACAGGCGCATTAGGCCGTATTGGTAAACTAACTGCAGAAGCTGGCACTGCTGCCAAGGTTGGACGTGCTGCTATTAACACTGCTAATACTGCAACTCAATTCGGTGTTTTAGCTGGTGGTGCTGAAGGTGCTAGGGCTAAGCTAGAAGGTCGTGATGTTAATCCAAAAGACCTCATGCAAGCTGCTTCTGAATCTGTATATACTGCTGTAGCTTTTGAGGCTATGCACAAGTCTTTAGAGGGCACAGGAAGAGCTATTAGAGGCGGGCCTAAGGTAACCCCTGAGATGGTCCCTGTAGAGGCTCCTGCGCCCATTAAACCAGCCGAGCCTGTCAAAGCTGTTCAGCCTGCAGGAATGCCTAAGGTTGAAGAGCATACTGCTGAAATGCCTCCTGAAGTAAAGGCTAAAGAACAAGCAAGTGTTAAAGACTTGAACACTCTTCAAGAAGAAGCTGACCTCGGTAAACAAACAGAGAACATTATTCGTAAACGTATCAACGACTATACGGCTAATTCTCGTATCTCCCATAACTTAAAGATTGCTGCTGAGAAGTTTGTCCCTGATGAATTAGGACAAGAAGCTATTACGCTTGCTCGTGATTCTAAAGACTTTTCTAAACTGACACCTGAACAACTTAAAGCTAACGAACTCTATAGCAAGGGCTATAAAGAGTTCTATAAGCGTGGTAAAGAAGCTGGCGTTATTAAAGGCTTTATTGAAGATTACATTCCACACATTGTAGACTTTGAGAAGTCTGGTATCAAGACTCCTGGTGATGCTATTAAAGCCTTTATTGAATCTGGTAGTTCAAGAAGCCCAAGTACTTCTGGTAAGTCTCGCTTTGGTAAAGAACGTAAGTACGAAACCTTTGAAGACTTGCAGAACGCTATTGAAGGCAGTGGCATGGTTGTCAAGACCAAGAACGCTGCTGAAATCTGGAAGCAATACTCTGCCTCTATGGAGAAAGCTATTCTCAACAAAGAAATGCTTGGCTCTTTAAAGAATTTAAAAGATGTTGAAGGCTACCCTGTAGCTCAGAAGATTACAGAAAAAGAACCTATGCCTCGTGACTGGGTTACTTATCCTCAGATGCCTGGTTATGCTTTCCATCCTGACATGGCTATTCCTATGAAGTTTGTATTTGACAATACGAACCCAGGGATGATTATGAAAGGCTTGAATGCAGTCTCTCAAGCTGCTAAACGTGCTAACGTGGTTGGTAGTCTATTCCATGCTAAGTCTTTGGCTGAAGCATTCCTTTTATCTGACCCTATTAAGTTTGCTAAAGAACTTGCTACAGGCTTTGCAGGAACTAAGGCTGCTTTAAAGACTTTACGTGAAGGTGGTCTAGGTGATAACGTTGACATGCTGTTGCGTGAAGGCTTGGTTGTAGAAACTCCTGAAGACGTTTCTAGAGGTATCTTATCTGACATTGGCAGAGGTGCTGACTGGGTAATGAATAAGTATAGTCCTATTAAAGATACTAATATCACTGAGAAGGCTCTACGTAAAGTAGAAGACATTACCTTAAAGCCTTTTGATAAGTTGACTTGGGACTTTGCTGCTACTGGCTTTAAAACACTGATAGCTTTAAAAAAACTAGAAGAAGCTAAGCTTGCCCATCCTGATGTAGACCCTAGACTTTTAGCTCGAGAGATTTCTTCTTATGCTAATAATACGTTCGGTAGTTTAAATTGGTTTGAGATTTCTGCACGTACTAATAATAAGATTGCTAAAGAACTTGCAGCGACAGCTTTCAATCCGACAGGACGTAGAAACTTACAGCTCTTGATGTTTGCTCCTGACTGGACTGTATCAACCTTACGTGCTTTTACGACAATGTTTAACAAGGGTTCTGGTCTTAAAGGTCTTTGGAATCCTAAACTAGAAGCTGACTTTGCACGTCAATATCAGTTGCGTAACGCTGCTATTTATGCTACAGTATTGAACATAGTAAACAATGCAACTTCTGGACACGACATCTGGGAAAATAAAGACCCTACTCGTATCGAGTTCAGAGATGGAACATCCATGCAATTAGCTAAGCACTCAATGGAAGCTATTCACTGGGTTAAAGACCCTATAAAGACTTTAACTAACAAGCTTGGTTTTATTCCTCGTGCTGCTATAGTAACTACTACAGGTACTGTTCCTGGACTAGGTCCTTTGAAAGATAAGACTATAGCAGGTAAAGCTAAAGCTATCGGTCAAATGGCTATTCCTTTCCAAGCACAATCAGCTATTACAGCTCCTACAGGCGAAGGTGCTAAACGTGCTCTCTTAGGTACTTTAGGTCTCCCTGTTTACGGTAAGAAAAAAGAATGAAAATACTAATCATTGACCAATCAGGCTGCGGTTGCGGTCTCTCTTTTGGCCTGCGTAGCCAAGACTACGGACACGAAGTACGTCTATTCATTCGTCATAATAAGGATGGTAGCCGTTCTGAAGTAGGCGATGGTGGTCTCATCAAACGGGTGAGCAACTGGGAAGACCACATGAACTGGGCAGACCTCGTGTTCTGCACAGATAACTTATTCTACATTCATGCACTAGAGCGTTATCGTGATAAAGGTTATCCTATCTTTGGACCATCCATTGATACTAATCGTTGGGAACAAGAGCGTGACCATGGTGAGAAGATTCTTAATCTCGCTGGCATCAAGACAATCCCAAGTCGTACCTTCGAGAAGTATGATGAAGCCATTGCTTATGTGAAAGAGAACCCACGTCGCTTTGTGTCTAAGCCTATCGGTGACGGAGACAAGACTTTATCTTATGTAGCAAAGTCTGCTGCTGATATGATTTACATGTTGAACCGTTGGAAGAAAAAGAATGCTCTCAAGGGCAAGTTTATTCTGCAAGAGTTTCGTCCTGGCATTGAGTTCGGTGTAGGCGGTTGGTTTGGTGCTTGTGGTTTCTCTAAGAACTTCTGTGAGTCTTGGGAACACAAGAAGCTCATGGACGGTGAACTCGGTGTTACTACTGGCGAGCAAGGTACTATTGTTCGCTATACGCAAGACTCTAAGCTGGCTGACCAGATGCTCAAGCCACTAGAAGACATGCTTCATGGTTTAGGCTACACTGGCTACATCGATGTGAACTGTATTATCGACAAACAAGGTCAAGCATGGCCTTTAGAGTTCACAATGCGTCCAGGCTGGCCTCTCTTTAATATTCAACTTTCTCTACACAAGGGAGACCCTGCTCAGTGGATGTTAGACCTTATCAACGGAGAAGATACTCTGCGTGTGTCTAGTAAGATTGCTGCTGGCGTGGTTGTTACTATTCCTGATTATCCATATAGCCAAGTAACCAAGAAGGAGAACTCTGGTTATCCTATCTGGGGCATGGATATGGATGATGCTGTTACTGATGTTCACCTGTGTGAAGTACAGTGGGGCAAAGGTCCTGCAATGATTGATGGTAAGCTCAAAGAGAATGAGCCTATGTTTGTTACTGCAGGTGACTATGTCTGCACAGTAGTAGGACTAGGTGAAACCATTGAAGATGCTCGTTGCAAGGTCTATGACACCATCAAGAAGAAGATTGAGATTCCAAATTCAATCGCTTACAGAACGGACATCGGTGAGAAAGTACAAAAGCACTTAGAAGACTTACAAGCTGCAGGCTATGCTGAAGGAGTTGAGAGTGGCTGTTAATCCTAGTTCTGCTCCTAATAATTTACCACCAATACCACAAGATGAGATTTCAGAGAATCCTCGTTGGCGTGAATGGTTTCGTAACTTAGGTAACTACATTCAGAAAGCCCAGACAGGAGGTAATGTTTGGACTATCTTGCAAGGCGGTACAGGGTCCTCTACTGCAGCAGGTGCTAGAAGTAACCTTGGTCTTGGTGATATGGCTCAGCAAAACTCTACTAATGTCAACATCACTGGCGGTACTATTACAGGTATCCCTGGTATTACTCAAGTACAAGCAGACTGGACACAGACAGTCACAACTAGTCCTTCTTACATTAAGCATAAACCTACTGGCTATTCTGGGACGATTACTACAGCTAAGCTAACTACGCTAGGCTCTAATGGTAGCATGACTTTTACTAACGGTATTTTAACTTCACAGACAGCAGCAACATGAGAACTTCTGACAAAGGTATTGAACAGATTAAATCTTTTGAAGGCTTTCGTAGTATGCCTTATCAAGATGTTGTAGGTAAATGGACAGTAGGCTATGGTCATCTAATGATTCCTGGAGATGGTACTGTACAAGGTTCTCCTATTACTATGGGACAATCTACAGAGCTTCTCCGTAAAGACTTACATACTGCTGAACAAGCTGTAAACTCTTGTGGTGTAGAGCTTGAGCAAAATGAGTTTGATGCTCTTGTATCCTTTGTGTATAACTTAGGAGTAGGTGCTTTTCAGCGTTCTACTTTACTTAAACTAATTAAAACTGGTAACAAAGTAGCTGCTTCAGGAGAGTTTCCTAAATGGTCTATGGCAGGTGGTAAAGAAGTATCAGGTATTCTTAAACGCAGACGTGCTGAGCAGGACTGCTTTCTTCATGCAACTTACGTAGGATAATATGAAACGTAAACTTCATGGAATGTTACGTTCAAGAACAATGTGGTTCTCAGGACTACTGTTCTTGCTAGGTGCTATTTCCGATAACTCTTCATACATTCAAGATTTACTAGACCCTAAAGTCTATAGTGTATCTATGTTTCTTATAGGTATCATTATTAGCTATCTTAGGGCTACCACTAATAAACCTTTGGAAGATAGATAATGTTTCCATTATCAATATTAACTTATGTCAAAGCTGGACTTTTTACTGTGGTTTTATGTAGTGTTTTTTACTTTGGGTATCATATTGGTAATAGTAAATATGTATCTCTCAAACAAGAGACTGAATTACTCGCCAAAACGCAAGAAGCCAAAGTCGAATCAATCACAAAACAACAAAAGCTAGTTACAAAAGGAATTCAAGATGAATATGAAGCTAAACTGTCTGCTATTCGTAGCTACTATAAGTCTACTAGCGTGTGGAACAACCCCAGTAGCAGTAAAGTGTCAGGACTTTCCACAGCCCCCAGCGTCACTGATGTTATCTCCGCCTACAATGTTCTTGCTGGACAATGTGCAGAAACCACAGCTCAAGTAGTAGAGCTTCAGAAGTGGATTAATGAACAAGTAGGTATCAAATAAGTTAAGACGGCACGAGGGCATCAAGAACCTAGTGATTTTCCGTCTTTCTAACTAGGGCATCAACGAATTGGCAGGCGAGTTTGTAACCTCTCACTTTTTCTTACAAAATTTCCCTATCGGTAACTTTTTTATACTTTTGCACACTTTTTATGCAAATCTTCCCGAACGGTAAACTTTTTCTTACAATAAAAAAGACCTCCACGAATGGAGGCCATCAAATCACAACTTCAAGGAAACTTATAAGACCTTTTCAGGGTCTGGATAATTAGGTGGTTGTAGTTCTCTAAACATAGAGACAGTCTGTAGTTCTAACAATTTGTCATTCACAGGCTCTAATAGTTTCTTAATGTCATTCCACAACACTAAAAACTGTACAGAGTCCATTGAATCAAAGTCCTCTGCAGCTTCCATACAACGCTTCATAATAATAGGTTGAACTTCATCAGCCAAGTTAAGCACTTCATTCAAACGTTGCATTCCAAACATAAACTCTTGTTTATCAATCATATCTTTCTCCTTATTTAACGGGGCAAACTCCACCTGCGCATTCGAGGTCACCTTCAAACGAAGCATCTTCCACCTTGGTAATTAGCTTTGTACAACCAACTAAAGCATCATACGCTTCTTTTGTAATCTCTTCAAGAGGAGCTTGTTTAAAGCCATGCTCATTGTGGAGTAAAAACGACAGTGATTTATGGTTATTCTTGTAGTTCTTAGCCAAGTATTTCTTAATCTCTGGCAACTCTTCCTTACGATAATAGACAGTACAGCTCACGCTATTGTCTGACCAGTTCTCTTGCAACCACTTAACTACTTCTAGTTGGTCAATAGCAGTCATCTCAGCAGCAATCTTTGTACCTTCAGGATAAGCAAAAGGAAAAGATACTACCATTGTACTGTGGTCATCAGTGCCATCAAAGTTACGCTGGAACTCTACAGGGTATCCATGCTCACGACACACCTGCACTAAGCTATGGTCCGCAGCGATACGGATACGTCTAATCATGTAGTGGCTATAAGCAGGGTGGCATCCTGAGGTTACACCTGGTAACAACGATAGAGTGCCTGAAGGTTTAACTGTAGTCAACTTGATTGATTCAGGAAAACCATGCTTAGCAGAGTACTCTTTATCAAAAGCACGTAGCTCTGTATAGGCTTCATTCAACCAAGAGCGTTGTTCGTCAGAAGCCTGGAGAACTCCAGTAACGCCAATACCCATACGCATATTCTTATGGACGATATCGGCTGTTTCCTGTAAATGGCAAGGAAGAGAAAGGCTATGCTTATTAATGCGATAAAGGAGTGTGCAGATATCAACGAATTCTTCCTTAGAGGTTACATTAGATAAATAGACTTCAGCTAAGCAGCAAGTCTCATAAGCTGCCAAAGACTGCTCAGCACATGGGTTATAGCCCATAACGTCAGGGTCAGGATAATTAGTGTCACCAAGACGACCAATCTTGCGACTGAGACGCAGGTTAATAAGACCGTAAGGCTCTCCTTTACCTTCGTAGCCATCCCAGAAATACTCATGGAGGTCTTTAATGTCGTTACACACCACCGAGTTATTAGACATAGCACGCCAAGAAGGAATATTTCCCATATCCCAACGCTTAGCAAGAAGATATTCCACGTCATCTGCATCTCCAATAGCAATTTGTGCTGAACGACGTACATTACCTGCTACGACGATTGCACCAATAATATTCATAATGTCCAAGCAATCAATAGGACGTAGCTTCTTACCTGCACGCTTCTCAAGGATAGTACTTACCTTAGCGATGCCTTCACAAAGGTCTTCAGGGCCTGATGCAGTGCCTCCAAAGCCCTTAATAACAGCACCACGACCACGTACTAATACAGTGCTATAAGTAAAGGTAGGTTCTTTAACGCTTAAGAACGCTGCTTTG